GGCGACCGGCTGCTGAATCCCGACACACTTGACTTCGTGTGGCCTATCGGTACGCCGCTGCGTGGGCAGATTCGAGTCCGTGTGGACTTCGAGGAACTGCCTGAGTCAGCAGCCACACACGTCCTGTACGAAGCATGTGTAAAGGCATACGTAGATGACATCGGGGCCGAGCAGTCCCTGTCGATCTGGCAGCAGAAGTCTGCCCAGGCCCGCATTCAACTGGAAGCCGAACACCTACGGAACCGTAAGTACACCACGCTGCGTTCACGCCGGTACAACCGTATCCGCGGAGCCATGAGAGGATAATATGTCGAGCTTTGAATCCAGCTACCAGAACCTGTTGCAAGGGGTATCCCAACAGGTGCCCCGTGCTCGTCTACCGGGGCAGCTTACTGAGCAGACGAACATGCTGTCTGACCCCGTAACGGGGCTGCGCCGCCGTCCTGGTGTGGAGTTCAAATACGCTCAGACAGTAACCCAGGGTGACAGCGATAGTATCTTCGCGATGTACTCCGACATTGCCGGTGCCCGGTGTCACGTCATGGTGAACACCAAGACCGGCCAAGTCCACATCCGGGACGACTCGTACACCCTAGACCAGACCCTACAATCGAACTACCTTATTGCCACGGACGCACGGGCTATCCGCCCCGCCAGCGTGGGCGACAGCCTGTTCCTGGCGAACGTGGAGAAGGTACCGGCTGCGGTGTCGAGCACTACTGGGAACTCCCCAGACCGCCGTGCGTACTTCTACATCAAGGCGTCAGCATTCAGTAAGTCCTACAGCATTACCTTCTCGTACGGGACGCACACCGCAACCTTCACCTACACCACACCGGACGGAACAGACCCCAGCCATGCGGCACAGTCCACCACGGACTACATAGCAGAGCAGCTACGTGCGCAGTTTGCTTCCTGGGTGGCGAGCAACGCCTCGGGGAAGTATTCGGTATCGCGGACAGGTAGCTACGTCTATATGGTGGTCAACACCGTGACGGCTGGGGCTAACCTCAGCGTGACTACAGGCTCGGGAGACTTCTACAGATCAGCGTCCGGGTCTGCCAGTGTACGCAATGCGTCTGACTTGCCTGCTACCTTGCCGAGTGGTGCTGACGGCTTCATCGTGGCTACTGGCCCCCGCGAGAATCCGGTGTACTATCGATATGATTCTAGCCAGCAGGCATGGCTTGAGGTGGGTTCCTGGGGTTCCCCTACAGGTATATCAAACATGCCTGTGGAGATTTATTACGACGGTACGTCGTGGGTTCTGGATTCCTCAGTTTACGAGGGACGACTGGCAGGTGACGATAAGTCAAACGAGAAGCCGAACTTCCTTGACTGGGGTATCACTGGCCTCACATCCTACCAGGGCCGACTTGTTGTACTAGCTGGCCCGTGGGTGTCCATGTCCGCATCGAACAAACCCCGGCGGTTCTTCCGCACGACGGTGACGGAACTTCTGGACAGTGACCCGATCCATATCGGCTCCAGCGCCGCGAGTTCCGCAGCATACGAGTACGGGGTACCCTTCTCGAAGGACTTGTTGCTATTCTCCGCTGGGTATCAAGCCTTGATTCCTTCCGGGAACGTGGCGATTACCCCGAGGACTGCACAGGTTGTTGTGACTTCCACGTACGCCGCCGACATGGAGTCTAGCCCAGTGGCCATTGGCCGCACCCTGGTATACCCAGCACCACGGTCTAGCCAGTTCTTCGGCGTCATGGAAATGTTGCCGTCGCCCTACACGGACTCACAGTACGTGTCTACGGACGCAACCGAGCACCTGCCGAAGTACATGGCGGGGCGCTGCCGATTCATCGTGTCGTCCTCAGTGGCGAGCATGGTGATCTTTGGGCAGACGGGCGACAAGAAGTCCCTGATTGTCCACGAGTACAGTTGGTCTGGTGAGGAAAAGGTTCTACGTGCTTGGCACCGCTGGACGTTCGCGCACGACATAGCGTATGCGTACTTCTCCGGCGAGCTGATTAACATTGTGTGTGTGGTCGGTACTCGAATAATTCTAGGAACAATCGACCCACGGGCCGGGGCATTGGACGATGCTTCGATGACTCGCCCCTTCCTGGACTGGAGCCGTACAGTTAGTGTCACGGGTGGTGGATACACGCTCCCGGAGGAGTACCGGGCACTGTTCAACGACACAGACAAGAAGCCCCGTACGACAATCTCGTCCGGTGGTCAAGGCGGCCAGGAGATCGGGAATACGTACGACGACAGCACGGGGTTGATAACCCTGCATCCGAGCTTCGGCCAGACAGGTCAAGTGTTCGTGGGCCTGGGGTATGAGTCGAGCTTCAGCCCGACACCTCCCACACTGATTGACCGGAACGGTGTGCCCATAGCCACGAATAAGATGACCCTGCTGCGGTACCACGTCTTGACACAGAACACCCAGAAGTTCAATGTGTCTGTTCGGGACACTGGGAACCGGAACGACCCACTGGAGTACCCGGTTACTCCGCTGAAGTGGTCAAGCCCTGAACTTGCCCTGGGGGAAGCCCCGGTGAGTAAGGAAGGTTCCGTTATAGTGCCGTGCCGCACCCAGGCACCAACAACCCTTGTGACCTTCACTGCCGACGGTGTTGGGGAAATGAACATCCTCGCACTTGAATACGTGTGCAGGTATCATCAGAAACTAGCCAGGAGGTAAGCCATGTGGATGCAAGCAGCAGGCATGGCGCTGAGTGTCCTCGGAGCGGGGGCCAGTGCCAAGGCCGCACAAGTGCAGCAACGGGTACAGGCAGCGAACCAGTACCAACAGAGCCTAATCAACCAGGAACGGGAGTACAAGCAGATTCAGCAATCCCTGGCGAGCCAGGGTAGGCAGAACGAGGCCACGGCCAAGGCAGACATTCAGTCCCTTATCAATACGAACTTCACAGCGGGCCTGCTGAATCTACAGCGGGCCTTGCAGAAGCAGCAGACAGCCAGCGACATCAACCGTATCGGTAAGACTCGGTTGCAGGCCCTGGCGTCGTCTGAGGTCTCGGCAGCCGCATCGGGCACCATTGGTGCCAGTGTTGATGCAGTGGCCGGAGACATCGAACTGAAGATGGGTGAGGCTGAAATCGACGCCCGTGTCCAGAACGACATGAACACCATGACCCTGGACACCCAGTTGAGGAACCTGTACACAGACTACAGGAACAGTCAACCCATGATAGATACATCGGTCCCGGACATTCCTGGCCTACCGCCCAAGCAGGGCGTAGCCCCTGTGTCCGTGGGCGGTGCGATGCTGGGGGCTGCTATCAGCTATGCTGGTAACATCTTCGCCAGCCAAGTTGGCCTGGGGCTGGGTAACAAGCCCGGCCTCGCGGGGCTTGGACAGCCCGGTGGTGCCACACTAGGCTCCGGGTTCGGAAGCATGTCCGACTTCACCCCAAGCGTGTCTTATAAACTCTAAGGAAGGAACATGGTACAGCGAACCTCTGAGCGGCTGAACGTAGAAGCAGGGCGAACCCCCGAGGTCGCCGTACAAGGCAGTGGTCGAGTAGGCCCCCAGAACACCGGGGGCGTGTTCGACAATCAGGTGGCCACGAAGCACGGGAACTTTGAACCCGTACCTTCTGGCCAACTTGACCCTGTAGTCTCAGCCCTATTTGGCGTCGGGATTAAAATCTCTGACGCCTTGATCGAACAACAGCAACAGCAAGCATATCTTGACGGTGCCCTGGCAGTCGGCACCATTGAATCTGAAGAACAGCTTGAGACAAACCTCCTGACACGCCAATGGGCCAAGGCTGGCTACCGGGATACCCTGGGTCGCCTAGCCCTGTCAGACTACGAGGCCCAGATCAGTAAGGACATGCCGAAACTCCGTGAAATGGAGCCGAGGCAGATGCAAGCATACCTCCAAAGCAAACGGCGTGAGCTACAGCCGTTGCTACAGAGTATGTCCCAGCAAGCCCGTCAGCAACTCTTTTCCCAGCTCGTTACCTCTGAGCGGGCGAGTCTAGCGGCCCATCATAAGGCCCACGGCGAGTTCATCGTGCAAAAGACCATGCAGGGTCTTAGCACACGGGCCAGCGTCCTCACGAAGAAGATGATGGACACGGGTATGCCGGGGTCACCTGGGTATCAGGAGGCTGCGACTGCCCTCGCAGCATTCGTGTACGGCGATATTTGGAATGGCCCCCTCCCGGTGGAAGCCAAATCGAAACTCATTCAGGAGCTGGTCGAGTCGAACATGGCCCAGGGGGATGTGTCCCTGTACCAGTTTCTCCAGCAGGCAAACATCGCAGGCCCAGGTGAGGAAACCCGAACCCTGTTCAATGAGCTGCCCCCGGACACTCAGGCCAGCTTGGCCACGAAGTATCACACTGCGCTTGGCAAGCACGACTTCCGCATAAATAACCAGTGGTGGGAGCGGGATGTGGCTATCCGAGCAAATCTGGAGAACCCCGACGCACCTCGCCCGTCCTTCAACGAATACTACGCCCACCGTCAACAGGGTGTGGAGATAGGGGCGATATCCCCGGAAGCCTTCGCATCCTCTGTGGCCAGCTACGCTAAGGGGCTGTTCGAGGACACCAAACGATTCGACTCAGTACGGGCTATCGCCACTGGGCAGCTTGGTGTACTGGCGGCAAACAACACGACCATTGAGAAGGCATCGCGCGAGTACATCGCCGCTACAGTACTGGAACATGGTGGGAACTTTGCCGCCGCCCTTCCGACTATGATTCGCACGGCGAGCAACACCGGGAACAAGGTACTACAATCCAAGATCGGGGAATACTCCCGAGCGTCCATTCAGGCCATCATTGACTCAACAGGGGTGGACACGAAGGGCAACCGGGAACCCCCGAACCCTGAACAAGTTGCCATCATTGCCTCACTGACCAGTGAGATTGACAAGGCCCAGCGTGCGGGCATGAGGGCACAGGAGCTTACGTACTACTCCGGTATGACCGACCAGCAGAAAGACTTCATGCTGACCGTCCAGGAGCATGTGCGGAACGGCTCGACCCCAGAGACTGCCATAGCCCGTACGCGGGAACAGTTCGACAGCCTGAAGAACCTGTCACCACAGGAGTTTCAAGCCCGACGTATACAGCTTGACAGTGAGGCCCGTGCGGTATTTGACGATCTTCAGACTCGCGGGTACTGGGCATCCGCTGTCGGTGTTGTTGGTGAGTTGTTTTCAAGCCAGATCGCGGCGAACCGCGCAATATCCACCACTACCTTTATGGGGTGGTCGGACGAGCAGTTGGACGGTGCGTACTCCAGGTTGAACGACGAGCTGCGGTATGAGTTCGGGGAGCTGTCCCGCTCGCTGACTCACCTGTCTCCAGAGGCCCTGGCCAAGCGGGCAGTCATGAACGTATCGAACCGCACCTTCAAGCTGGAGGATGGTAAGGGTATTATGTTCCTACCCCGCAACGCAGATATGCACGCTGTGTTCAACGCGCCCGCCGTGGCTGATAAGGAACTCATTACCAAGGCCGTTTCAAAGCAGATAGCCTCTGCACCAGAGTTGCAGGGTAGGGATGACCTGAAGTACCGGGTGGATGTCCGCGACGGTCAGATGACTGTCCAAGTGTTCGACCCAGACGGCGAGACTGGTCTCGGGTTCACTATGGACACCGCCGCCGTGTATGGTGTTGGTGAGGAAGTTCGTAACGAGATTCGCCGCGAGGACGAGTACGGAAACGCAGTGATGGGTACGGGGCTTGTAGCGAAAGACCCAGAGACCGGGGCAACCATGAACTTCAACGGCATGAACGGTGTTGGGATTCGCCCTGAGAATGCTTTGGAGGTTCGGAAGTCTCTGTATGAGTTCGAGGGTTACCGCAGTAAACCCTACAAGGACACCAGCGGTAATGAGACCGTGGGGATTGGGCTGCATTCTAAAGAGTACAGGCCCAAGGAGAGTGATTTCGACACCAGCGGAAACCTGAAGCCCGAGGTGGCCCAGTACCTGTTCTACAAGGCATCCGAGGACGCCATGCGGTCTGCACAGGTTGCTATCCAGCGGAACGGTCTGAAGAACGACGTGGACGCCCAGAAGCTCCTGGCGAACTTCGCCTATCAGTCTGGTGTGGGATTCCACAGTAAATCCTATGGCGACGGTCGGGGGAGGGTGTACCAAGACCTCCTTCAGGCTATGGCCCGAGGTGACGAGGAAGCTGCCCTCGGTTACCTAGTAAAGACCCCGGCGTACACTGCCCACAAGCAGGACGGCCATGTAAACCACGACCACAGGCGGAACCAGTTCTACGTTAAAGCTGTCCGAGACTACATTAGGCGGCATCACAAATAGGAAATGATATGGCTACGAACCCGAATGAGGTATTGCCCCAGGACGAGGGGGCTGAGACTTTCCCAGTCGCTCCCCCTACTCCAGTAACCCCCAGTGCTCCCTCAGATTCGGGGGATAGCCCCGTACAGTCATTGGCTGACGCTTTCCAGATGCCTGCCCTACAGGGTGAGGCAGAGGCCCGTGCCGCTGAGATTATGCGGCCTCGGGCCTCAATCTGGGACTCCGTGAAGGCCGGTGCTGACATGTGGGCGGCCAAGGATTTGTGGAAGTTCATTCACAAGCCGGAGTTTGAGGATGGCGACCTGAATGTGGCGGATGCCATCCTTACAGTGCCCTACCAGTTAACAGAAACCGAGCGTGAGTTCCTACTGGAAAACAAGTCCCGATCACTGGAGGAACACAACTACCGGCTTGAGCAGATTCTCACCGACAGGAACCGATCACAAATCATGGGCGACAACCCTGTGTTCGGTATGGTCACCGCTATGATAGACCCCGTATGGCTTGGGGTTGGTTTTCTGTCTGGCGGAGTAGGCTCCGCAGCCCGGTTCACCAACATTAGTTGGAAGGCCAGGGCGGCTATGTCCGCAGGCGTGGAGGGTGCTGCCTCTGTAGGTATTAACTCCATGATAACCCAGGTACGCCCCATGTCCGTTCAGGAGATGGTGGCGGACGCCATGTTGGGCGGAGGCATTGCAGTAGTCACCACGAGGGCGGGGAGACTCCTACCAGTCGATGCAGACTTCCCCTCCCGTGAGCTGAATGCGTACACACGGATGGTGGTTCCAGAGAACATGACCACAGCCACGGTAGTGCGTCCAAAGTACGAGCCGGATGGCACCCTCATTGTCCGCAGTGACGGTTCCACCGTGTACGAGACTGTGGCCGACACTGCCCGCCGAGTGGAGTCTGAGAAGGCTGCCCGCATTGCGAAGGAGATGGAGCGTGTGCCGAAGTACACGATGCCTGCGGCAGAGCACATCCCGCCCCCGCGAGGCGTGAGACTCAAGACTACCGCACGGAACGCCATCGCGTCCGCGTTGGAGAAGGTGCAAGACCCCAAGGCCCGGTTGTTCCTACAGAGCTTGGCTGACCGCCTTGGCCCAACCCTGGACGATCTTCCCGTGTACCACGCCAAGGCACCGAAGGGGAAAGACTACCTTGGGTACTATGACCCAGGCAGGCATGAGGTAGTCGTAACGAGACCGTTCGCGGACGACCCGTGGACACTCGCCCACGAGATTATGCACGGTGCCACGTATCACAAGCTGCGGTACGGAAAGGCCAACCCCAACACCTCCCACGGTCGAATAGTCCGGGAGCTTGAGGACATCTACAAAACGGCCAAGCGTAAGGTACTCCAAAAGGGAAAGAAGAACACCGGATTCTACGAGAGGTACTTCACTAAGAACCTGGACGAGTTCATGGCTGGCCTGTTCTCCGGCGACAAGGAGTTCGAGGCCATGTTACGTTCTATCCCGGCAGAGGGTGGCCGCAGTATGCTGAAGTCCTTTGTGGACAAGGTACGAGAACTCCTGGGCATCCCGACAAGCGAACAGAGTGCGTTCATTAAGGCCCTCGGGTTAGCGGATGACCTGCTGCGTGAGCCGTTGCGTATTGAGTTCAAGGGCAGGGGTGGTGATGAACTTATGTTCCTACCAGAGAACCCCACACGGGCGGAGCTGGAGGCTGCCGTGGTACAGACCCAGGACAATCTGTGGAACTCCATGAAGGGTATGTACAAGTCTGAGAATGCTGCCGCAGCCCTTGGGTGGAACTTCCACAAGTCGTTCGCCAAGTTCAACAAACGGGTTGCAGACCTGCTGCTCGACAACCCCCTCCAACAGTCCAACGACTCGGCAGACTCCTGGGCACGTAGCATTCGGGCGACGTTCACCTCGAAGCAGCGGGTGGTTGAGGATACGGTGCAGGAGATTCTGTCCAATCGTGGTATCAAGACTTGGCACTACCTGACCAACCCTGCCAAGGTTACTGCTGCCCAGCACCAACTTAGCCAGCAGCTTATGGACGAGTTGGACTTCCGGGCCACGTCCCACTTCAACACGGGGTCTGCCGCCAAGGGTGGCCCTGGCATTCCATCTGACGTGGTTAAGCTGGCGGACGCCTGGGAAGATGCCATGCAGACCGTCATCGGTGAAATGCGACGGGCTGGCGTGTACGGTGCAGACGAGGTTGTAGAACACCCTGGATACTTCCCACGTCTGTGGTCGAGTGCAAAGATCGGGCAGCTTGAGCGCCGCCTTGAGGATGCCGGACTCGACCAAAAGCAGGCACGGGCCGCACTTAGGGACGGCTTGAAGGACGCCCTACTCGACCGGAACAAGGACTGGAGCGACGAGCTGGCCCAAGACGTGGCTACGGCTATCCTTGACCGTGCCCGCCGTAAGGGCGACTTCAATGACCAGACTTTCCGGCACCACGTAGGTAACGAGGGACTGGCGGTCATGCGAGACGAGCTGACCAAGGCAGGGCTTGACCCGAAGCGTATCCAGCGGGTGCTTGATGTGTTCGCGGGTAAGACCGACGAGGCAAACAAGTTCTCCCGGCTGAAGAATCGGGTTGACATAGATGGCCACTTCACCATTCGACTGCCCGATGGGACGACCATCAAGGCGAATGACCTGTTCGAGACCGATCTGTTCAACAGCCTTGAGCACTACATGGACGACGCCGCTGGGAGGTCAGCGTTCGCTCGGGTGGGTATCAAGACCGAATCCGACATGGCCAAGCTGCACCAGGAGCTGCTGGACAGCGTACCCGGCCCACTGAAGAAGCAATACAATGACCTGTTCAAGGATGCAGTTAACCTTATTCACGGTCGTCCTGTAGGCAAGAACTTCAGTGCTGGGCTTCGCTTCATGCAGGCTGTGACTCAGATGCTGGGTCTCGGCGCGTCTGGTATGTGGCAGCTCACCGAGTACGCAAAGCTCATGCAGCGGTTCGGTGTGGGTAAGACCCTGAAGCACATGCGTAAGTCCTTCCGCTCGAACTCGGACATCCGCAAGATGACCCCCGAGCAGGCCGGTAGACTTGAGGATGTACTGGCACGCAATGCGTTCCAAGACATTCGCCTACGCCCCCTGCTTCACAAGCTGGAGGATGGCTTTGACCTACCCACCGGCTCGAATGTGAACATAGCCCTGCAACGAGCGAAGCAGCTCGTACCCTACATCAACGCGATGAAGTGGGTACACCATCACCAAGCAAACCTTGTAGGAAGCCTCGTAACAGACTCGCTTCTGTCCGCAGCTAAGGGAGATGCTAAGTCCTTGAATATGCTGAGGAAATACGGCATCGACTTGGACTCACCCTTGATGGGCCAGATTCGTCGTGAAATAGCGACACATGGCGCAGATACAACGCGGTGGTCAGACGATACTTTCGACGCCCTCCGCACAGGGTTGGACAGGATGATGGACGACGCTGTACTCCGCAGCCGTAAGGGGGAGCTTCCCGCATTCGCCCAGGTGAATGACGCTGGGAAGTTCATCTTCACCTTTCGCTCGTTCGTGTTGGGTGCCCACAACAAGACGCTGGCCGGTACAATGTCCCGCGACGGGTGGGCTGGGCTTAGTCTGATGCTGATGTACCAGTACCCACTGTCCCTCGCCGCCGTTCAGTTGAACGCCTGGAAGAACGGGCAGGAGCTTGAGGACGACCAGATCGTGAAGCGAGCCATCGCTATGATGGGTGGTATCGGCCTGTTCTCTGAGGCAGTCAGTGTACTCACTGGCGAGTCCAGGGAGTTCGGGGCACCGGGCCTGATCGCAGTTGATCGTGCTTACGCCTTGGCCGGTACACTTGGTAAGGCAGTTACCCCAGGCAGTGAAACCGGGGGTGGTGACGTAGCAGCAGCGTTCCTGAACGCCACACCACTTCTGTCAATCATACCGTTCTCCCACGCCCTTCAACAGAACTTAAAGGAATAACATGTATAGTATCCAGACTGCCGTATCTGACGGCTCACTGACGATGCTGCCCCTGTCTATCGAGTACGACAGTCGTGATCTTATCCATGTCTACTTCGACGGGGTGGAGGATGCTCGACAGTGGGCCTGGGTAGGTGCCACTGACAAGGCAATCTCCTTCTCACCGGCGGTGGACGATGGGGTAGTGGTGCGTGTGCAGCGTATCACTCCCCTGGACACCGTCCCGAATATCTACGGCTCGGCCACCCCACCCTACGTGGGGAACGCTGAGTTCGACGCGGACACCATCGACCAGAACTTCAGGCAAACACTTCAGGTGGCCCAGGAGTCTGTTGACCGGACTGACGAGGCTAAGAATGCTTCTCAGGATGCTATCGACGCATCTATCCTGGCGCAGTCTGTGGCGGCTGGGGCGGTGAGCACTGCGAACGCAGCGTCCAACGCCGCCTCGGCTGCCCAGGCCAGTGCATCCACGGCTATCTCCACAGCAAACAGCGCAGTAAGCATTGCAAATGATGCTACCTCCGACGCAGCCTCGGCAGTGAGTACGGCGAATACTGCGACGAGTACGGCCAACACGGCGCTGAGTACCGCAAACACCGCACTGAGTACCGCGAACTCGGCATCCTCCGCTGCCTCCAGTGCAGTAACGACTGCGAACAGTGCCGCCAGCGCCGCCTCTAGTGCGGTCGCCTCTGCGAACAGTGCCGTGAATACCTCGAACGCTGCGGCCCTGACAGCTAATGATGCACTTGATATTGCGACCGGGATTGACGCCAAGGCCCAGCAGGCTCTGGACGACTCCGCAGACGCTGTGAACACGGCAAACGCAATCGCGGGCACCGCGAACTCGGCACTCCAGGCCGCGAACGACGCTGTGGACTATGCAAACGCAGCCGTGGATACCGCCAACAACGCAGAGTCCGTAGCGAATAGCATTGCAGGTATGGCGAACACCGCCCTAGATACTGCGAACGACGCGCAAGCCCTCGCCTTGGGGGCAGTAGATGATGCTGTACTTGCCCTGTCCACAGCTAACGGTATTGCAGACACCGCGAACGACGCCCTCTCTGCGGCACAAGATGCGGAAACGGCTGCGAGTAACGCCGTTGCGGCAGTCGATGCCGCGCTCAAGAAGGCGGACAACCTTTCCGACCTTACCAACGCGGCTGCTGCCCGAACCAACATTGGCTTAGGTAACGTTGACAACACTTCTGATGCCAACAAACCAGTGTCGATAGCTACACAGGCTGCATTAAACCTTAAAGCAAACCTGTCAGACCTTTCCAATGCAATCCCTTCCGGTATCATTGCGATGTGGTCTGGAGCGACCAATGCTGTCCCTAGTGGGTGGGCATTATGCGATGGGAACAACGGTACGCCTAACCTTCTGGACCGTTTTGTTATTGCAGCAGGCGGTTCTTATGCCGTAGGGTCAACTGGTAATGGCTCGATACCCAGCCACTCGCATGGCGCAGGAACTTTAGAGGCAGCATCTGGCGGGGCGCACACCCACACAGCATCTTCAGGTAGTGCTGGGGCGCACGGCCACACGGCTTCCACAAACAGTACAGGTGCTCATACTCACTCGGTCCAGTTTGCGGAACCCCTCACCAGCGGCCAAGGCAGTTCTGCTCCTGCTGCTAACGCCAACCACGTCTCAGGCCCATGGACTACCAGGAATGGTGTCAGGACGGTCAGCTCGGGCGCTCACTCTCACACGGTATCAATCACCTCAAACGGTGCCCACACTCACACCGTATCGGTCACATCAGGTGGCGCTCATACGCACTCGATTACTGGGTCCACCGCCGCATCGGGTTCAGGTTCTGAAGTCATTGCGAAATACTACGCCCTTGCTTACATTATGAAGCTGTGAGGAACACAGGTATGAGTCAAGCTATTCGACAAATCATCATCCCCGATAATCTAGTATTCCCCGAGAAGTACCTGGGCGTGGAGCTAGATTGCTCACATCTCGCCGTGGACGGGGTTGTTTTCATTGGGGACGATGGTGACACAATGTGGGTGGAAAAGGAGCCATTCACCGGGCGCATTACCGACTACGATTTCACTGAAGCAGAAGCCTTGTGGGCGCAAGCCGACGATGTGTTGAACAATCCCGAGCCTGAACCAGAACCAAGCTATCCACGATTCACCGCGCTTGAAATGCTCGACCTATTCACTGAGGCCGAGCAGCTTGCGGTCGTACAGGCGACGCTGACGAACGCAGCAGTGAGGTTGTGGTACGACCGGCTGATTGCTGCGACTTTCGTCACATACCAAGACCCGCGCACCGAGGGTGGGCTGCAAGCCCTTGTGGACAGTGGGTTACTAACCCAAGTGCGTAAGGATGAAATCGTGCAACAGATGCTGCCAGACGAACTCCACACCTTGTAGGAAAGCGTCTGTACGCATTCCGCTTGAAACCTGAATTTAAGGAGGGATGGTCTTGAGTAAGGCCGCACCCCGGTCATCGCTTGCGAATCTGCACGCAAAGTTCACAGAGTACCTTACCCACGTTCTTGAGGAAGCTATGGCTCCTGTGGAGCGTGATGAGGACGGGAACATCATCGGCGGCGGCATCCCCCTGGATGCTGCCACGATGGGTGTGATTCGCACGATGCTGAAGGACAATGAGATTACATGCGAACCCGAGGACATCAGCACGCTGGACGAACTTCGTGAGAAGTATGCCCGCCAGTCCAAAGATCGCAGTGTGAAACAAATGCTTGAGGACGCTAAGGCCACAGGCGACTTCATCAACTAGGAGTACACATGGAGCCAGAACTAAGGCTACGCATTGCCATGATTATGGCGGACGAGTACAAGGACTTCAAGGACTTCGCTGACGAAGCCCTGCGGTACCTTGGATTCGACATTACCGCCATGCAATCAGACATCGCGGAGTTCATGCAGTCTGGCCCCAGACTCCGTATGGTCATGGCACAGCGAGGGGAGGCTAAGTCCACCCTCGCCTCCATATACGCGGTATGGCGCTTGGTGCGAGACCCTAAGACCCGCGTACTGATTATCTCTGCTGGTGAGGACAAGGCTTCGGAAGTCGCCGCTGTCATCATCAAGCTGATTATGCACTGGGAGAAGCTGGACTACCTACGCCCTGAGCGGCGCATGGGAGACCGGACTGGCTCAGACGCCTTCGACGTGAATTACGTCTTGAAGGGTATCGACCAATCTCCCTCTGTCGCCTGTATCGGCATCACTGGTAACCTACAAGGTCGCCGTGCTGACCTGCTGATCCCAGACGACATTGAGTCTACAAAGAACGGCATGACTGTGGGCCAACGCCAGATTCTCCTGGCGCTCACCCGTGAGTTCACGTCGATCAATACGCACGGTGACATTCTGTACCTGGGCACTCCCCAGACGAAGGATTCGATCTATAACACCCTGCCGAACCGTGGCTTCGAGGTTCGTATCTGGCCGGGGCGTTTCCCGAACCCAGAGGAACGTGAACGCTACGGTAACCTCTTGGCACCGTACGTGGCAGGCAAGCTGGACGCCGACCCCTCGTTGGGCAGCGGCCACGGCCTCGACGGTACCCGTGGGGCACCTACTGACCCAGATCGGTTCGATGACGCGGCGCTGATCGAGAAGGAACTCGACCAGGGGCCTGAAGGCTTCCAGCTACAGTACATGCTGGACACATCGCTGGCAGACGCCCTGCGGCAGCAGTTAAAGCTGTCTGATCTACTCTGTGCGGACTTCAACCCAGACCGCGTACCTGAAGTCCTGGTACACCGGGATGTGCGTGAGCTGCGTGTGGACTTGCCCCCGCAGTTCCCTGTGACGGGTGCCGTGATGTACCGCCCAGTGCCGGATGTTAAGTGCGACTGGGTGGAGCTACCTAAAGACCGCATCATGACCATTGACCCTGCCGGTGGTGGGGGCGACGAGATTGGCTACGCCACTGGCTGCGCCGTCGGGCCGTACATCCACGCCCTGGATGTGGGCGGTATCATGGGTGGCCTCACTGAGGAAAATGGTGAGAAGCTGGTCGAGATTATCCGACGCGATAAGGTCAGCCACATCATTGTAGAGTCCAACATGGGCCACGGTCTGTTCGAGATTAACCTGCGAGCCATCCTGGCGAAGCACGAGGACTTGAAGAACGTGGGCGTGGCTGGGCAGTACAGTACCGGCCAGAAGGAGAGGCGCATCATTGACTCCCTGGTAGGTGCCATGCAGCGTCACCGTTTAATCCTGCACAAGCAGGTGTTCGACTCAGACGCGAAGTGGAACCAGCAGCACACCATCGACAAGCGGAAGGAGCGGTCACTGTTCTACCAGATTGAGAACATCACGACCGACCGCCAATCCTTGCCGAAGGATGACCGTATCGAAGCACTGGCTATGCTGGTGCGCCACTACAAGGCCATGCTGGCCCTGGACGAGGACAAGGCTGCTGAGGCTCGCCGCAAGGCTGAGGCTGAGGCATGGATGGCTAATCCTATGGGCTATGACGACCCAGCATGGGTTAAACAACACACACAACGGAAGGGAACGGCTGCCAGACTCGGGCGCATCCCGAACATAAAGAGGAAGCGCACATGAGAGACTGGATTACAGAGTTCGCAGCTCAAGTCCGAAACGCAGCACCTTTCCCCCTCGCTTTGGTGGGGGAACACGCAGGAC